GACTCGCCGACCGCCGTTTGAATTTCGTCGATCCGCCCTTGTTCGTCGCTGGTCAGTTCCCGCTCGTCGGCTTGGGCGGCGTCGATAATGCCCTCGGCCTCGGCGATGCTGTCGTTAATTTGCCGGGTAAGTTCGTCAGATGTTCGCAGTTTGTTAGCCATTGTATTGCGTCCCTTTTAAGTAGGCCGCGCAACAAAAAAAGCGCGGCGAGATTTTGAGCGTTTAAGCGTCAAACCCGGCCGCGCTTTGGTGGCTGATTTTTAGCGTTTTAATTCGTCGCCGCTGTGTAGTGGCGATGCCCGCATTGTAGCGGTTCGCCCGCGATGCGTCAAACCGCGCGCCGACTTCGCAATGCCGCGGCCGCTAAGTTTTGCCGCTCACGTGTCACCATATCGCGCACCGTTGCGAACCGGTCGCCGGCGACGCCCGCGTCAGGGTCCGGCGTTTTTGCCCCGGTTTTCAGCGGCTGAATCGAGTCGATTAGCCCGAGTGCCTCGGCCTCGGCTGCCGTTAGGTACGTATCGGTTGACATTAGCTCGCCTATAACGTCGAGCGGCTGACCGCTGCGTGCCGCGTACGTATCGGCAAGCTGGCCGTCGATCTTCTCAAGTACGTCGGCGACTTCCCGCATTTGGACCGCGTTGCCCGCGGCGACCGTCCATGCGCTGTGGATCATCAGTTGAGCATTGCCGGCCGCCTCTATTTCGTCGCCCGCCATCGCTATAACACTGGCGGCACTTGCGGCTATCCCGTCGATGGAAACCGTTACCGGTTCGTCGCGTTCCGCCAATAGGTTATAGATCGTGATGCCGTCAAACACGCTGCCGCCTGGGCTATTGATACGTACGCGAATCTCTGACGCGTCGATGTCGTCCAGTAACGACGCGAACCGTTCCGCGGTCATGCCCTCGCCCGTCCAATAGTCCAGCCCGATCTCCTCAAATATGCGGATCTCGGCGGCCCCGTCGTCGGCGGCCTTGATGTCCAAACGCCCGCGCGGCTGTTCCGCTTCGACGTCGTACAGTTTGCTCGCCATTGAGCGGGACACGCCCAGCGCGATACGGTGTTGTAGGTAGTCGTTCCTGCTCATCATGTCACTCCTTTAATATGGCCGCCGCTACTGCCGCGGGCCGTTGTTCGATCCAATTTGCCACCGCGTCCTCGATGCCTTGTTTTATTAGCCCGGTCGGACATTCCGCCAACGCCTGCGCGACTACCCGTTGCGATTCGTCGCAGTAGTCCCGGGCCGCCTGAAATTCGCCCGCAACAGTCTCGACGCCCGGCAGACTATCGACTGCCGCAATGCACGGCGCGAGTGCCTCGGCTAGTTTCGACTCGAACCGCGTATAAAAGTTTTCGATAGCCGCGACGGGTTCCTTGCTGCCCGCTAATCTCTTGAGCGTCGCGCACTCCGTTTTTGTTAGTTGCTCCATGCGTAACCGTATTAGCTCGGAATGCGCCGCCATTGTTCGCTCACTCGGTGCGACCTCGGCCCGCTCCGTGTCGCCGCCGCTTGGCTCGGTCGCGGTGTTCGGGTTCACAAAGCTATCGCCGCCGGGCACACTGTTAAGGTTGAACGTTTTACGCGCCTCGTTTTGGCTGATGATCATCGCGCCGCGTAGCGACGTTACGACCTCGGCTTGTGTTCGTAGGTCGCCCTGGATTAGTGCGCGGCTATTGTGCTCGCAATACCAGCCCGCATCAATTTCCGGCGCGGTCAATAACTTGTCGCGTACTTCCGCTTCCCACGCTGCGAACCAACGCGATAGCGTTTGCGAAACGTAGATCCGTTCTTCGGCCTCGACGCTGTTGTAGTTTTTGACCTCGTCGCCGATCTTGAACGCCGGTATCTGAAACCATGCCGCTATCTCGACGCGCTGAAACTTGCGAGTTTCTAGCCATTGCGCGTCGTCGTTCGACATACTGAGCGGCGAAACTTTCATTCCGCCCGACACTAAAACCGGCCGCCCCGCATTTGCGAAACCGCCTTGCCGCTGCATCCATCGCCGCATTAGCTCGTCGGCTTTGTCGTTGGGCAGTCGGCCCGGGTGCTCAATTACCACCGTCGGCGTCGCTTGGTTTTTGAACGTATAATTTCCGTGCTTCTCAGCGGCGAGCCCTAGGCCCATCGCGTTGCGGGCCGATGTGATTATGCTGTACCCCTCGATGCCGTCGCCTAACCCCTTGACGTGTAGCACGTCCGCCGCTCGCAGCGTTTGCTCGTGTTCGCCGATCTGCGTTATATAAAACAGCGAACCGTCGGCTTGTACCTCTGGCCGCGTCAGGTCGGAACGCAGCGGCACAAGCGAAACCGGCTTGCCGTTTACCTGTCGCACGATTAACGCGTACCCGTTCCCGTATAGTAACGCGTTTTGCTGCAACGTTTGTCGCATACTAAACGCCGACATAAGTTTGTTAGGCTTGATGTTAAGCAACCGATAGGCCGGGTGTTTTAGTTGTCGCTGCCGGTCGTCGTTCGCGGTCCGCTTGAAAACGTCCAGCGATACCCTCGCACAATCGCCGCTGATTTGAGCGACTGCCGAATACACCGCCGAGTATGTTAGCGCGGTTGTATGGTTGACCGCAACGCCCGAATCGCTTGACGTGCCGCCGCCCAGACTGTCGATAAACCAGTCGTCCGCGCTGCGCAGTGTCGACGCCTTAGCCTCAAGCACGCCGGCCGTTGCGCCCGGCACGACAAAAAACTCAGTATTCCATTCCATGACTCACCGCCTCAAATATAAAGTTCTGCATCTGCCCCGGCATCGTCGACTTGCCCGACCTGTGCGCCCGCCATTACAAGGGCGACTATACCGTCGATTTTGCCCTTTGTCCCCCGTGCGCCGTGGCTCTTTCGTTTGCTTGGTTTGCGATTGCCTGCGCCGTCCAGGTCTAGCACCGTGCAAGCCATCATCCAACCCATTACGTCGTTGCCGTCGTGTTTTAACTTGCCGCCCAATACGGCCGCCTCGATTGCCTTAATGCCCGGCGACAAACCGGCGAACGTTTGCGGCACTTTGATCGACATAAAACCCGCCTCGGCTAGTTCGTTGTGGGTATCCATAGCTTGCCACGGGTCGAACGCCACGGCCCGCACGGTGTATTGTTCGGCGAGTTCGTAAATTGCGTTGCGTATAAACTCGTAGTCGGTAACCGCGCCGGGCGTCGTTAGTAGCTGCCCCGTTTTAACCCATTCGCGGTACTGCGTGTGGTATTTTTTGGCCCGCTTGTTTATCGTTTCGTCCGGCACAAACAGCCGCGGCACGACGTACCACTTGTCGTCATCGCCGACCACGATAGCCACTACGGCCGTTACGTCCTCGGTACTCGCAAGGTCGACGCCTATATAGCACTCGCACCCGGTAAGGTCCGGCCAGTCGTTCACGCGGCACGCGTCCCAGTCGGTCGACGTGATCCACCGCGACTCGGCGTCAGTCCATTGGTTTAGGTGCAACCGGCGGAACGTGTTTTCGTAGCCGGCGGTCTGTTTCGCCCGGCGGTGTTGCTCCTCGAGATAGTCGAGCGATATAGACCGACCAATGTTCGGGTTTGCCTTGCGCCACGTGTCGGGCGATTCCCAGTTGTCCGCGTCGTCCGCCTCGTAGATGATCGGCAAAAACGTCGGGTCGCTTAGCGTACCGTCGCGGACCTGGCGGGCGTGTTGCCAAACTTCATGGCATATTGTGTCGCGGTCGTAACCGGCGGTCGTGATTGACAACATTAGCGGCTGTTCGCGTGCGCCCATTGATGTCTTTAATACGTCGTATAAGTCGCGCGACGGCTGGGCGTGTAGTTCGTCGATGATACACGCCGAAGCGTTGAACCCGTGCGACGCGTCAACGTTCGCCGGTATCGCGCGAATAAACGAGTTTGTTTCCTCGTAGATCAGCCGGCGGTAATGCTTGCGAACCTTGAGTCGTTTCGATAGGTCCGCATCTTGTGACGTCATGCCCGCCGCGATATCAAAGCACAATGACGCTTGGTCTCTGTCGCTCGCCGCTAGATATATCTCCGCCCCGCTTTCGCCGTCACACAACAGCAAGTACAACGCGAGCGCGGCGCAAAGCGTCGTCTTGTTGTTTTTGCGGGCGACCGCTATAAACGCCTCGCGATACCGCCGCATGTCGCGGTCGTCTCGCCAGCCGAATAACGCCCGGATCGCGTCAGCTTCCCACGGGTTCGGCTCGTATGGTTTGCGAGCGGACCGCCCTTTAACATGCGTGCAGTAATCCGCAATAAAGCCGACCGCGTTCTCGGCGTGATCCTCGCTATACCAGTAGCCCGACGCGTCGCGCGTCGGGTCGTAGCCGGCGATCAATTCGTGATCCGTCACGGTTGCCAATGTTTCGCCTTTACTGCGCGTCTATAAAATACTTGGCCGCCTTCGCATCCCGCGTCGGCTGCCGCTCAACTTGTAGGTCGGCACGTGCCGACG